TTTGCCATCCGCACTGTTGGCATAGGCAAGGTGCGTGTACTGTGTCTTTCCGTCCTTACCGTCTTTTCCTGGGATGCCGTTTGCTCCATCCTTGCCATCGTATCCATCGACGCCACGGAACCGGCTCCACGTATAATCTGCCGGATTAGTGCTTTCTGTAGCCGTGTCCTTATTCGTTGCGATGCCGATATAGGTCGCCTGTGTCACCGTGTAGATTTGTTCTCCGGCACTATCCAGAATCGGACTACCGGCGCTGTCTAACAGCGGTACATAATCCGGGTTGTCTGACATGTCAAGTCCATCCGGTCTTGTGGCGTATTTCATCCACGTATAAGACGACTTGCCGTCTGCTCCCTTTGGCCCTTGTGCGCCCTGGTCGCCCTCGAATTTTGCCCACGTGTACTTGCTTGGGTCTGTACTGTCAACGCCGGAAAAGTCCGTATAAGTTCCGATGTATTTGTTTGGTGTCTTGCTCATCTGTGCCGCTGTCGGGTTCTGTACCGGTGCGTACTGGATATGCAGATACGTTGTCTTTCCATCTATTCCAACGCCCGGAATTCCCTGCGGTCCGGCGTACTGTTTCGCAAGTGAGAACTGTTTCGATACGACAAGGTTATTCAGATATGCGGCTTTGATATTCACCCATCCGCTGTCTGCGGTCAGCCCGGTAACAGTGTACGTCTTAGTTTCCTTATTCCAGTTTCCCTGTATGTTCTGGGACGCCGTAATAGTGTACGTACAGTTATCCGTGATATCCTGCGTGCCGTACATGACGGTCGCCGTTGTGGTGCACTCCGGGAACTCTGTATAGTTGCCGTCAGAGTCTACCGGGATGCCTTGATAGTCGTTGTCAAGCTGCATGGTCATGTTTCTGGCCAGAGCTGCCATGTTCTCAACATCTTCAATCTTTTCATCAAGTGGCTTACCGCCGATCGTCACATAACTTCCGTCAAGGGTAACTGTTCCGGTATCCATGTCTGCTTCAAATATCACATTTCCGCTCTTGTCTCTTACGATGAGTGTTCCTGCGTTAATATAATCAGCATTAATGCCCTCTGCATAGAGTAGCCTGGTTATTAATTCGCCAGTCACCGCAAAGCCGTAAGGATACGTTTTTCCACCATCAATCGACACGGCAAACGCCTCTGCTGTCAGCTTCCAGATTATGTTAGATTCTGCTATGGTTGCTTTGTTGTGCATATAGTATATGATACTACCATCCTGTTGTGGCTCCTGTGTCATATACAGACCGCTAGAAGATTTAAGCGTTTCAGCTAGTCTCTGTATAGCCTCTTCTCTTGCGGATTTTTCTTTTTGCACCATCTGACGTGCCGCAACTATAGTTTTCGTGCTATTCCCGTAAAAGTCACTGCTGCCTCTGATTGGATCATCGGCCTGTGTCTTAACTGTAGTCAGGCCGCCCACGTTACCTGATACATCTGTCAGAGGAGTAAGGTACTTATTCCCTAATCGGTCGTAAGTGTACACCATGTCTCCAAACTCGACGAGCGGGTTGTACACCAGATCACCCTCAAGATTCCGGAATCGTGCTCCTGCAATCTGTTCGCCGATAATATTCGCCACTGTCTGAAGCTGATCGGTATCAATCAGCTCGTTCTCAAGTTCAAGGACGTAGCCTTCCTCTCCGTACATGCCGGAATAATCAGTATTAGCATCGTCGTTTGACTGCCCGTTCGTTACCTTGATTCCAGTTATAACTATATCGTCACTAGAAAGTGTAGGTGGGTTTCCATAGTTCTTCAATTCCGGAACATCTGCTTTTTCAAAATCCCATTTCACAAACTGGAGATTCCCGAAATAATCAATTCGCGCGTTCGCAGACTCAACCATAGCCGCATATCCGAACAGCTGGCGAAATGTCATGCTGTCAGGAACACTTCTTATTATAATATCGCCGTGTTTCATGGTTAGATTCATGCCTATGCCGACAGTCTTACAGGCATCTCTGACAAGGTTAATGAGCGACTGCGGCAGTTTCAATCCGCTGGTATATGTCTTATTCGCCTTATACATATCATCCAGTGCCGTAACATTGATGATATCTGAGTACTGCTCCGGCGTAGTGACTGTATAGACTCCCTTGTCAATAGTTTCAATGATGTCTTTTGTAGCTGCCTGTGTTGCGATGATAGGATCACCGGTACTGTCCAGAATCGGGTTATAACTTTCGTCCAGCAGCGTGCTTACAGATTCCGGTGCTGCATACGACGTCTGAAGCTTCAGATAAGCATGAATCTTAGCTCCGTAAAAGTTGTAGTTCTTCCACTGCTCCTGATCGTTATTAATGCTCAGCGTCAGCGTTTTACAGATAGTAGCGCCGACCGGAAAGCTACTGCTCTCTGCACAGTCAGAAAACCCGTTGTCGCCGTTCATGATATCTTTGTTGATGGTCTTTTTTGTTCCGTCAGGAAAGGTGATATCCACTACCATTCTGACTGGCTCACCAGCTTCAAGCTTTTCTCTAAATGCGTTACTTACGTTAATCACAGTGGATTCACCCCCGTCATGTTAAACTCTAATGTTGACATAATCTTTCTATCGTCCGACAGTTCCCCGATAGCTATGTTTTGTGTCTGACCTACGTAGAACGGAGCGTCTCTCCAAACTCCGTAATACGGCGAAAAATAATGTAGCGTAAATTTGTGTCCTTTTGCTATCATTTGCAAAATCTTAGTTGCTTCCTCCATTGGGAGGTCGCTACCCTTATATGTATACTGTTCTACAGTGAACATTGGCGTGAAGTAGCCTACGCCGTACTGCGTCCTCTGACTGGATTCCGTGTAAGTCGTGGCAAAGGAGAGCGCAAGGTCTTTATCTGGTTGCCAAATCACTGTTCCGTTGATTTTATATTTTTCCATAACGCCCTCCTTCCTATGCCATCTCAAACGGGTTTCTGCCGCTTGTATCTCGCCTCATCTGCGCTTCTTTCATTATCTCGTCAAACAGCGTCCTGCGGTTGATCTGAGCTGTAAATCGGTAGCTTCCACCGCCAGCCTGTCGTCCTGCTGTTTCTTCCCGGACAATCTTTCTGAGCAGAGCTTCCGGTGTCTCGATATTGTTACCCTGTTTCTGGTCGCCCAGCACTGCAAGAAACTCACTTCGAGGTGGAATGACCGCACCTTTGGCTAAATACGGAACTGTTGGAACTCGTGGAAAAGTAGCTTTAAACCCGATAGTCTTTGAACCAGTCGGAGTTGGCACTTTCCATGGGCCAAACGAAAAAGCTGATTCCACGGTACTGATTGCACCGTTAATAGTTCCAATAGCGCCGTTGATAGTACTGATTACTTTGTTGAATACTGACACTACGGTGTCTCTTATTTTTGTGAATATATCAACTACGGTATCCCTCGCATTAGAAAACTTGTCGACAATAGTGTCCCTAATAGCTCCTACTTTTGTAGTTACCGTATTCCACATGTTTTTGAAAGTGGTCGTGGTTTTTTCACTCACATACTTCCATACCCCACTGATTTTTTCCCTAAGGTTTGTTAATTTTTTTGTAACTCCGTCAACAAGTCCCCTTGTTTTTCCAATAACCCAGTCTTTCAGTTTTGTAGCAGCTTCTTTGATTTTGTCCCAGTTCTTGTACAGCAAAACGCCGATTGCTATAGCTGCGCTGACTGCGATTACGAAAATTCCGGCAGGACCGATAGCTGTTGCAATAGCTTTAATTCCGCCCATGATGCCACCTGTACCAGTCATTAACGAGATAAGCCCTTTTGCGGCCATAGCTATTCCAGACACGCTCTTAATAACACTCGATGCCAATCCTGCAATCTTTGCTGCTGCGAACGCCCCAATCAAGGCCGCACCGAATGCTTCAACTATCGGCTGATGATCGGCAAGAAACGTAGCTACTTTTGCGACCAAATTAACCACTGTCGGAAGTCCTACCTCAATGACCCATTTCAGCATCGGAAGAACAATATTTTTGTAAATCCATTCAAGGACATTCCCAATAGATTCCAAAATTGGAGCAAATGCGCTCGTCAAATTGCTGATGGATTCCAGCAATGGATAGAAGTCCAAATTTGCCGCCCATGTTGCCGTATCCTCTGCAATTTTCTCAACAAACTGCATAACTACTACAAGAGCATCTGCAATGTTCTGAATAATCTGTGTCCCGACATTGTTCTTGTTCCATGCGTCAGCAAAGCCGGATGCAATGTTACCGATAGTCTTAAGCACATTCTGAGCAATCTTCAGCATGGTCGTAAGCATCGTCGTGCCTGTGCCATTTGTCCAGACTTCCACAAGGCTTTTGCCTACACTCTTAGCAAGCTTTGCAATTCCTGACAAAGCAATGTTTGCCGCATTAATGGTGTTCTTGCCCTCTTTTTTCCAAGCGTCCTGAAATGGTTTCCAGAGCTTTTTTAAGAGCTTCGCAAGCTTTTCGGCTGATTTGCTGATTTTATCCAGAGCAGTTTCACCCTCTGCTACTTTTCCATAATCTACGTTGCTGACTGCACTCGGAAGAGATGTTCCGCCGCCACTGCCGCTACCGGATGCCGACGGAGTTTTGCTTGCTGTTGATGATGTATCCTGTGTAGAATACCGATTAATTTCATCGAGCGGACTAAGGTATCCTTTCGCCGCTTTTGCCGCATCTTTTGTGGCATCAGCTACGTCTTCTGTAGAATCTGCTAACTTACCGGCGTTGTCTGCTGCCTGTCCATAAGTGTCTGCCGTATCCTGCACGCCACTTGCATCGCCTGTAAGGCCTGCTCCACTTCCACTTGTCTGACCGGAAGATTTCTTGCCAGTGATAAGCTCCGTGAAGCTTTTGAAAGCATTCGCCAAAGTTGCCAGTTTGCCTAGCAGAACATTAATCACTTTCAGAACAGGCGTGAAAATATTAATCAGTCCCTGCCCGACTGTTGCCTTGAGAGACTGCAGCTGTAACTGCATAACTCGCACTTGGTTCGCCCAGCTGTCAGAAGTACGGATGAAGTCTCCAGATGCAGCCGATAACTGTTTCTGCACAAAAGCCAAGCGGAGAGCAACTTTCTCCTGTTCTGTCATTTCAGATGTGGTTTTTCCGTATCCGTTCGCCAGCGCATACTGATCAAGTGCCGACTGGGTCATTACCACGCCAAGGTCCTTGAGCGTTTCTGTTTCGCCCGTAAACACTGATTTCAGTTTGATATAAGCCAGGTCTTGACTGATGTTATAAAATGATGCTACATCACCGGTCAGCTGCGTCAGAGCCGTTGACATGTCGTAAGCCTGCGATTCTGAGAATCCAAATGACTTGGACATTGCTCCGAACGTGCCGACATATCTTTTTGCCATGGTTTCTGATAATCCGGCTGAGGTCATGGCGTTCTTTGCGAATTCATTGACTTTATCCGACATGGTCGTAAATGTAACATCGACCACATTTTGCACTTCTGCGAGGTCAGAGCCAAGCTCCACGCACTCTTTTCCGAACTGTACTAACTTGCCAACTGCAAACGCCCCACCAATCAGCAGTCCGATTTTTTTTACAGCACTTCCAAGGCCGTTAAATGACTGTTTTATAGCTGATACGCCTTTTTGAACACCGGTTGTGTCTAATCTGGTATCAATAATGACTGAGCCATCAGCAGCCATGTGTCCACCTCCTAACTATTTGAGGTTCAACATCTCATTCAGCTTATCTTTATAAGCTTGCTCCTCATCGCTGAGACGTGTTTTTATGTCAATTGTGTTTTTGTTTTCCTGATAGAATTTCTTTTCCCATTTATCCAGGCGTTCGCCTTTTGCCTTTTTTGACCGGATTCCAACAACTGTATTAAACAGGCATTCACCGGATTCCATGAAGTACCCGAAGAACGTCCACCAGTGCATATAAGGCACTGCTCTGATTTCTTTGCCCGCAACCTTGTTTACAGCCGGCACAATCATATCTCCGTCCTGCTCCCAGTCCATTAATCGGGGCTTGGGGCGGTTTGGATTATCGTCCGACTGTCCACAGTCGATAAACTCGCAGGCTCTCTGGCAAGCTTCTGTAAGATGTTCTGGGGGTATGCTTTGCCAGTCCTCAAACAGAATCTGCAACATAACAACTGCTTTCGCCTGCTCGTCCAGTTCTGGGTCATTCATGGCTATGAGAATATCAATAATCGCTCGAAAATCGGTTCTAATAGAAAAATCCACCCCACTTATATTGAGTGAGGTGGGAAGCTCATAGGCGGTCATTTTGCATACTTCTCCGTATACTTATTGACTGCTGCCTGCATTTTCTTTTTTCTCTTTTCGATTTCCGGCGCAATTGCTTCTGCGATCTTATCAAGTACGATATAAGCGAACACCTGACCATTGCCGAATACAGTGGTTGCCGTGATCGGCTCTTTAAACAGGTCTTTTGATGCTTCATAT